AAAAAAGCTAAGAAAGATGGTAAATAATGGGTTACACAAGTTACTTACAAAAATATGAAATCATAAGAGTTACACCAACATTAAGTACAGACCAATATTCACAAGGAGATGTTTTGTTTGTAGCTACAGAAATACCTAACGCTGTAAGAGAAAATGGGGGATGTTCAAAATTAGTTGGAGGTTATGTTTTTGATAAATCTGATGGTTCAGATGATATAACATTTGTTTTTACTGAAGGAAATACAGCTCTTGGAACAATAAATGCTACTGCTAATATATCTGATGCAGATTTACTTGCTAATAATATATGTGGTATTACTAAAGTAGATAGTGATCAAGCAACAAGTAGTGCTTGGATTGATAATTCAAAAATACATCAAATGTTGCCAGGATCTAGTGTGTCAGAAAATACACAAGATTTATTACTTTTACAGGCAGCATCAGGTAGTAAAAGTGTCTTTATACAAGGTATTTTAGTTTCATCAACTACACCAACTTTTGCAGATGGTGATTTACAAATAATATTACACATAGAAAAATAATGAGTTTAATAGAAAGCATTAAACAACACGAAGGTTATGTTGGCGTAGTCTATAAAGATTCTTTAGGTATAGACACTATAGGCTACGGATTTGCCATTAAAGATTTAGAGTTAGATGAAGACATCTGTGAGATCATCCTTGAACGTAAACTTAAACAATTAGAGGATATGATTAATTTAAAGTTTAGTTGGTATAAGTATATGCCACAAGAAATTAAAGATGTCGTTATGGAAATGTGTTATCAATTAGGTGTTACTGGTGTTTCTAAATTTAAGAAAACAATAGCATACTTACAGAATAAGCAATGGGAAGAAGCGTCTGTAGAAATGCTTGATAGCCTTTGGGCAAGACAAACACCTAATAGAGCAAAAGAATTAAGTAATAGAGTTAAAGAGGTAGATAGTGGACGTTGAAAGTTTAAAAGCTGGCGGGATT